TGTACCAATAGCGACAGGCCTGCCTTCACCCTGATAGAACGTGACCGACTTGTCGATATAACCCTTCTTTCTAATCATTAGGAGAGCTAAATCTTCCCCGTTTCCGGAGTCGCTATATTTAATAACCTTGGCTTCCATCTTCATCTCGCCAACACGACGGCCATCCTCGACCAATTCTTGGACGACCTGAGCGTCCTTAAATTCTACAACCTTGGTTGATTGCCCGTCTTTAATTATAGTCCTAACGGAACGAAGACCGTCTACAACATGTGCAGCGGTCCATACAAAGTTTACCTTTACCGCAAGAGGTTTTCCCTTAGCTTGAGCAACGGGGATGGTTCGCGTAACAATGACGCCAGAACCTTCTCCAGAGCCGGATTTTACTGTAACAGAAACATCCTGTAGATGTTGATACAGTCTTTTAGAGACCAACTCTGAGTCCTCGCGGTCTTCACCATTGGTGGGCGAGGAGAATAGCAGGAGCAGTAGAACAGAACTCAAGATTGATTTTTTCATCGATTCCTTCCTCAGTGTCATGTAATAGAAAAAAGGGGTTTTGTCCAGAATCCCCTAACTGGCATGTCTATCGCTTTAAACAGTCTCACCGCCGCCCTGCATTCTACGCTCTAGCTCACGCTGGGGCGTATTGCCTTCGTTCTCCGCAACGCCGGGTGCTACTGGAATATTAGGAGTTGAGATTGAGCGAAGCTCATCCTCTGTGAATTCACTACCAAGGGCAGGATGCTTGATCCATTCGATGGTTGGAATATGACTAACATCATAGTTGGCGAATAGTTCTGGGGCTAAGAAGTACGGATCTTCATCATCGAATACACCGTGAGCTTCTATAACCGGAATCCTGAACAACTCAACAACCATGAGACGATAAGCTTCACGGAAAAGCTTTTTCATCTCTTTGCCAGTCTGAACACTCCAGTCATTGGCCCAAGTATTCTCAGAAAGCTGAGCCATATCACTCAAGCCCTGAAGACCAAGTTCAATCCATCGACGGCAGTAGTCATTCTTGACATCAAAGTAGCGAATCGGATAAATCTTGAATGCCCGTCTCTCATGTGTGATATGATGAGCTTCAAGTCTTTCCATGTTGTCTGGCTTCGTATTTGTATCAATCAGGTTGCACAAACGAACAAACATGTTGTGATGCTGCTTGACAGCCGCCAGTGTTGGAGGACCGGGAACAAAGCAATCAGTACGTACTGAAAATGCTTGTAGGTGCTCGCCAACCTTTTCAAACAGGCGGGCAATTGCCATATTATGAGTTTCCTTGTTGTCGCCAACATTAGGAATAGCCCACTTCACCCCCTCAAACATATAAGGAAGTATTGCGTCGTGGGTTGGGATAACTAAGCTTTCATTTGCATGATCTGACATTTTTGCCTCCGGTTACTCTAAGTTAAATTTCTGCTTAAGTCTATGACGTACCAATGTATCAACCTGACTCATCGTCATTGTTTGATCGTTTTGATATTCGTTGACTAGTTCTCCGAACACCGTCATGATCTGTTCAGCAGTAGCTTGTTTTCGCGTGCTGAACGGTACATTCAAAAATTGCGGTGGCAATCCTTGCATAGCAATTGGTTGTTGATGATAAGGTTCGCTTGCAGGAAATCCGTAAGGGATAAACTGCGGATTCAGTCCGTGCTTGCCAGTCCTGTCTTCAACATTCTCTGTGGCAACATGCTCTGGCAGACCGTCTAAGGGCATGACATACTCGTTTTCGTGACGATGTTTGTGAACGTGTTCATGAACATGTGTGCAAGAACCATCGCCGTCACAACCTTCTTTTTCGACGGGAGGTGGCGTGGGTGGTCTTGTGTCATTATCATACTCCTCTTCATCACCTTTGTCAATATTTTTTCCATTTTTTCTTTTTCTTCTTCGTCCCAGCAAGAACGGAACTCCGTATTTTAAGGCCAGCATTCCCAAGCTCATCCCCCCAAGTGTAAAGCTGACGTTTTCTACAGTGTTTCCGTTACCACCGGTAGCGCCATCCATGTAATGACTACCGTTAGTCTCCAGTTGTGATATATGACCATCCTTTGTGCCGATAACCCCCATGAGGTCGTCTATTTTAGTCTTTAGTGAATCTTTTTGTCCCTCAACAGCCCCCAAGAGATCTCTCAGGCCGTTGACTGCATTTTGAGCTTCTAAAAGATTACTGTTTGTTCCACCAAGCTCCGCTTTAAGACTTTCGGACAGAGATTCCAGACTATTTAGTTTTGTTTGTAGTTCAGCTTGAACGCTATCGGATATCTTTTCAAGATTGGTAAATTTTTCCTGTAGTTCTGTAATCTTATTAAGATATTCCTGACGCTCCTTTTCAAAATCGCCTATAGGAGGATCAACGGGTCCATCGGGATTTGGTCTACCGGGCCAACCGTTCCATCCGCCACCGTTTCCTCCATCGTTTGGCGGATTTGGATTGGAGGGAGGCAATTGAGGTGGTCGATTGGGAGGAGAAGGGCTACCAAATGGACACCAAGGAAACAATCCGCTGCCTTCGTATAGTTCGCCAACCCTTATGCCTCCGTAGTATTGAGCAGTATCAGTGATACTACCATCTGGAAGTTTAATCTCAGGGCAAAACATAAACTCACCATTGACAGTCTTTCTAAGGCCTCCCTTGTAGGGGATGACGATATGGTCTTCAATTTTATGATCGCAATGTGGACAGATCTTAGTAAGACGCTCTGGCTTGTTGGGCTTGGTCTCTTTATCGACAACAATGCTATAAGAAGCTTCGATAGGATGGCCTTGGCCATTGCCTTCCATTATCTCATAGATCTGTCTTAAGGATAGGCCAGCGCCGTAGTCATTTGGCCCATCGTCTGTCCATGCACCATCTCCTATTCTCCAAGCGAGAAGAATGCCGAGACGAGTATGAAGCTCTCCTTTGTCATCCTTGATAAGAACCAGAACGCCACTTCCAGACTGACCGCCAATAGGGGCAGCATTGAAACTGATAACAGCCCCTGCGTTCCTAAGAACCCTACCTTTCCAAGAGGTAGCCCATTGAGCAGAGGGGCATCCTCCAGCCATCACTAGATCATTAGCCTTTATCTCTGTTCCCTTCGGAGCTAGAGGAATTACCCTAGGAGGGAATCGTCCAAAATATTTCTTTTCTACGGACACAACAGCTAAGTCTAACGCAGTACCCTCTTTATATTCAGAATATTCTGTTCTAAAGGGAATCATAGCAGACTTGTAGCCATCTTGAAAGAACTCTAGGTGACCTCTTCTGGCTCTTTCGATTACATGACCGTTAGTTAGTATGTAGTATTTTTCTTCATCTTCTGAAAATACCGTACCAGAGCCTCTCGCTCCAGATGTACTAACCCTACATACTCCTTCCAAAGCCTCGTCCATCGTAAGCGGTTGGGCAAACCCTAAAGCTGGGAAGAGCGTCATTAGTGCCAAAACTATCATAGCTTGAATTAGTTTTTTCATGACCTTTACCAGTCCTTACTGATGGTGAATTGATATTTAAAGAGTGCTGATCTAGCTAAGTCAGCGGGCATAACAGCCGAATCTGCTAGGTATGGTACAGGATCTATATAGCCTTTTCTGTAAGCGAAAGCAACAGCGGTACTGCACACGAAAACATTCATAGGATCATCGTCCTTCATGTTTTGTGGAGCCAGCCTGCAAAAAGGCAGATAATGTTTCGCTAGTTTCCAAATATTTTTCCACCCATACGGCAGGCCGGTTAGTTCTAACATAGCGTCAGTAATTTTATTTGGATCAATTATCCTATGATCGTCATCTTGTCTATAACCAGATGTCCTATGTTCGTTTTCAGACCAAGTGTCAAACTTACTATGCTGTACAAGCTTAGCGGGTCTAAAAACATCTATATTGTCTGGATGTGTCTCAACTTGAGACTTCAGGGAAACAGCCCTTCCGCCTTTGAACTCTCTGAATTCGACACACTCTAAATTCTTACCGTCCCAATGAGCCATCCCGGCGTGACTATGTACGCCGCCCCCATACCTTTTGATAAGCCAACTGCTTATACCGTCGCCTCTAAAAAGCAAGACATCCGCTTCATGAATCAAGCGTTGTTTAACGGCATCGGAATAGGGAACGTATATCATATTATTTATCTTCTAGCTTCTTGTCTATTCTGTCTAGTATGTCAGCGATTCTTCGTTGGTCATTTACAATTTGCGTCATGATCTGTTGCATATCTTTTTGGGTTTCTGCCCAACTCCTAGGAACGTAAACCAGTGGAGTACCATCAGAGTCTTGTCTAGAAACCACCTTGTAAGTATGTTGCATCCAATCTCTCTCGTCGTCCATTAAAACGGATTTTTGCGGAACTGCTTTTAAAATGAGAACCTCAATAACTTTCCCTAATCCTATAACTATGGCAACGATTGCAGCTAAAACAGGAATCGAAAGGATGTCTGACTCCATTGCTACCTCTTTCTTCAAAGAAAAAAAGGAAGGGGACTGCTTTTGCAGCCCCCTTCATGCGACTGCATTAACGATTAACCGCCTGTAATAGCGCTATAATCTTGGAAGTTTCCACCACTCGTTGTGCGAGTAACGAAATCAACCAAGAATACCAATTCACCCGGAACCGCTCTTGAGGGAACGTTTGTAACCGGTCTGGCATTGTCCTGATCGGCAATATTGCGGAAGATGGCAGCAGTACCATAATTGGTAGCGCCGCTCTTATCCGTAAGATCGCTCTGGACAAGGCCGTGGTTACTGGTAGAACCAGCAGTCGGGTTTTTAAAGAGGTTAAAGGCCAAGGTAGCCCAAGAGCCTCTCTGGTAATGATCATCGGTATGAAGATGAGCACTTCGAACACTATGATCGCTTCCAAGAAGCCCCAGAATATCTTCCGAGGAAGTAATGTCAGCTAGCTTTGTCGAAGCTCCTTTGATCATAAAGGTAGAGTTGGTGGCAGAACGATCTGCCCTCTTAGGAGTAAAGCCAAACTTGGGACTATTCAAGCTACGCGCAGCGGCAAGACCGACGACGTATCTTGTACCTGTAGATATACCAAGCTTTGAGCCGTAATCTTCTGCACCCTTGACAATCTCCAAACTGCTTTTGCTTGCCCATCTTGAACTACCGACATTACCAGCGGCGAGAATGGTGCCGCCGTCGTTATCTTTACCACCACCAGCAGCCTTAGCTGCTCCAACGTGTGTGCTAACAGTCATAATAAACCTCCTTATATATAGTAAAGATTACCCGCCTGTAATGGCTGAGTAATCCTTGTAGTTACCACCAGTAGGCTCACCCGCTGAGAACGGCCATGAGGCGAAGTCAATCATGAACACTATCTCACCCGGAACGGCTCGCGTTGGAACATTCGTGACTGGTCTAGCATTATCTTGGTCAGCCAAGTTACGGAAGATAGCAGCAGTACCGTAGTTGGTAGCACCACTCTTAGCAGTTCCATCACTTTGCACGAGACCGGTAGTTTCGGAGTTATCCCCGGCGGTAGGATTGCGGAACAAGTTGAATGCCAACGTAGACCAGCTTCCTCTTTGGTAGTGATCATCAGTATGAAGATTAGTACCGCGAGCGCCTTGGTTCTGACCGAGGACTCCCATGATATCTTCTGTTGAAGCAGCACCAGCGATCTTCGTCTGAAGACCTCTAGCCAAGAAAGTGGCGTTAGTAGCAGTACGATCTATCTTCTTCGGGAAGAAGGCAAACTTGGGACTTCCTACACTACGAACAACAGCAAGGCCAACCTTGTGCGACGTACCTGTAACTAGACCAAGCTGTGAACCGTACTCGTTTGCGCCCTTGACGGTATCCAAAATACTCTTGTTTGTATATTTTGAACCGGCAATGTTTCCGCCTTGCATAACTACGCCGCGATCATTAACTACTGCCGATGAGCTTCCACCAGTAAAAGCGCTGTCGGCGGTCATGCCAGCAGCGAAAGTATCCGTGAGGGTGATTGCTGTGTTTCCGTCTTCGAGGCTAGCCTCGCTATTGGAACTCTGTGTAATGGTAACAACCGCTCCAAGTACTGATGCAGAAAATCTGGTTCCAGCGGGTCCACTGCCTGTGTTAATGACGTTCATTAAATTTGTAGCAGTTTGATCGTTGCTTACGGTGGATTCCCAAGTGCCAGCTACCGAGCTTTGGTCCCCGTTTACAAAATCATAATTGGTTCCATCAGTAGCGATTAAATTAACCTTGTCTCCTGTATTTAGGTTAAGATAGGCAGTAATTGTTACTGTTCCAGTAGCTTCTGCTCCTGTAATGCCTAGCGTTCTTGTATGTGTACTAACAGTCATAATGACCTCCAAAATTACTTAGGTATTATTCCTGTTTTTCCTAGTAAGTATATATCCGATCCAATAGTATTATACACCATTTTCAACAGATCTCTCTTAGCTTTTTCAGTCCTTGTAGTATATATCTTCTCGCCGTTTCTCTGCTGTAACTGTTTCTTTCCGCCATCTCCTCCATTGTTAACCGCTCAAAAAACCTCTGATAGATCACCAGCCTTAATCTTGGGTGTAATTTTTGTATTAAATCGAGAACTTCTACGTCGTTTTTATCATTTTCGAAGTGAAGAGCTTCATTGTAGTATCTTTGTCTTTTCCTTTTGTTAACTTCATATAGCTGCTTCTTGCATTCCCAATCTGTCCTATTGTAAAGGAAAGATGTAAATTTTTGCCCCTTCTCAGGATCATAAGCTTTCATGGCTTCCCATAAAGAAATTAATTTACACCTGTCGAGTTCATCTTGAGGGATTAATTTGAAATACTTGAAACAGACCTTGTTCATTATTTTAATGTTGTTGGTGTCTTTTCTTGCTGTTTCAAATTCCTCGTCCTTTATTATCCTTGTTGTCTTCATTGGTCCTCCGATGGGCTAGTTTTCGTTGTCGGGGTGCAGTATAATACCGCCGTTTTTCCGTCGTAGCTTTTTATACGAAAGTAGTTTCTCTAGATATGTGATATCATTCTCTTGGTTGCTGCTGGTGTAATCAATCTCTCCATTTCCATCTATGAATATAGCCCAGTATTTGTCTTGTGAAATTATCTCTTTGATTATTTCAACTGTCTCTTCGGTGGTAATACTGTCATCGGGGTTAATTTGGTCTGTTTCAGTTTCAAACACCGCATCGGCTAGTGCTTCATAAGCATCTGAGATACTTTCGCTTCTTCCTTTCTCGGAGGTTTTATCGTTGCAGTTGAGAAGGTTTTCTACATCAATCCTAACCGTTTTAAAGTTAAATAACTTACCAACCCCGATAAAAAATCTATACCTACTGATTATAGAAAGAAGCTCAACCCCTTCTACATTTTCTATATCCTTTTGTACCTGTCCTGTGATATTAAAGTTGGTATATCCCATCCAGCACTCAAATTGCTTCATGGGACTCATTTTATCATAGAGTTGGAAAATGCCTAAAGGGGTAGAGATTAACTTAGGAATTTTAGACATGAGTTCCATAGCCTCGTCTGCTAGCTCCTCATCGGTGTCCTCCATGTCTATACTTAGATTGTCAATTATTTCTTCATGAAGAAGGTCTTCATCCCATCTCTCCCACGCGATTTTGCTTTTTGCGGTCATTTTATTACCTTTTATCGTGGATAGATCAGGAGATTATTTACACTATAGTATCGTCACCGCCGGGAAGAATTTTTCCTTTGTATATATCCATTACTTGCGTAGGAGGAACCACCATTTTGTCATCTGGTTGTGCAACAGTGTCTTCTGGCGGTTGTTCCATGGTATGGAGATAGGCCCATACTTCTATAAATTGATCCTGCCTTTCGTTCTTTTCACACTCATCTTTTAAGAAAGTGAGGGTTTCCCCAAAAAGTTCGCCATCCATAACTCTATACATGAGGTCGGCAAAGATAATGTTAGCAGCAGGTTGATCCTGCCAAGAGCAATCTATCCATATATCTCCAGCAGAATCAACCTCAAACTGTAAAGAAGCTATTGGTTTATCTTTTTTCTTACGAGAAAATAGTTTCTTTATACCTGCTAATATCTTCATTTAGTCAGACTTTCGATAAAATTTCTAGGCAGCTTACCGCGTGTTCATAATCTTCAATGGCTTTTACGGCCTCCTCTACGATGTTAGAGTGATCTCCAATACCCATAATGTTATTGGTGTACAGGAGATATCTAACAAGGGCTTCTGCCTTCTTAGCTTCAAAATGAGCACTTACAGCTTTGGATACGTCCATTTAATCCTTCCTTCTGTGTCTATTTACCTAAGCAAATTAAGCGGATCGGAGACTGTCGCCAACGATCCAAGCGCCACCCAACAGAACCAAATGGTTTACTTGATCTACGGATATGCCCATGCCTAAACCATCAAAGATAACAAAAACCACGCCACCAACGGCGACCAAAAATCTACGCGAGCCAAAAAGGCCTTGAATCTTACTCATCATTACTAGTGCTCCTCTAAAGTAGGAAAAATTTTAAACACCAACCGGTGCTGTGGTTACTTAACCATACAGCCCTTACACCCACAAGCTTCGCCAACTATACAGGCGCAATCGGCACCGCAGTCGCAATCGCCACAATCACATGAATGCACTCCAGCGCGGGGGCATACATGGTTATGACCGAGTAGTGGACACCAGTGAAGCGAATAACCTAGAGCAACACCGAGCAGCACACAAAGCCAATGGTTCTTAACTAGATCTAACATTAGCAACCTCCTTAAATTTAAGTTGAATTTCTTGATGACATCCTTGAACGTTTGAAAAATCCATATTGTCCAAGTCTGGATCAGATCCTGCTAAATATTTTTGATTGAGTTCCTCCAAAGAAACTCCAAATTTTTGACCAGACATATTCTCTGAAGAACCTACCAAATTTAGCGGAATGTTAACAACCATGCTTTCTTGGAATGAAGACATTTTTTTAGGCATAACGCTTACTTCCCATCCCTTATCCCATATCCTGCCCTCAAAAGCATTCGGTGTGTCAAACACTAATGGGTGATTGACAACCCTAACCCCTCGTTCATCCATTTCATCAAATCCTAATAATAGTTTTTCCACTAAACTCTTCTTAAAAATGTGTCCGTCAACTGAGAAGGGATATGCATAGTTGCCCGTTAGGGGCGCTCTACAATGCTCACATTGGGCAATCCAATTCCATACGAGAAAAGTTTCGTTGACAAATTCTCCTCTTAGCGGAATAACACACTCCTGCATTACGTATTCATTCTGAATAATAGTATTGGCTCCGAGCCTCAAAGACAAGCAAAAAACGTCCCTATTGTCAAAAAGTTTTGTTATGACTTCTTCGTCAGCTTCTATTTTACGGTACAGGATGTTGTCATCCACGAAAAAACAGACTAGATCACCTCCTTTTGTTATAAGGTCGGTTGTGTCTTTTTGAAAATCAGTTTCCTCTACCCAATTTAAAGATGGGTATTTTTCTTTCAGTCTGCTATAGCCAGCTTTAAAAGAGTCGTTAGAATGTTCGTATAGAACACTAATATCGAATAGTTCGTTGCCTTTTTGAATTAAGCTCGTTAGCAAAAAATCTAACTGGCAAGCTCTATCTTTTGAAAATACGATAGCAGATATCACAGTTATTCCCCTATACGGTTCCAGATCCCGGTGGAACCGCTCCTTGCAGTTTTGTGTGGGTCTCTAGATCTCTTATTAACCTGTCTTCTTTATGCTGAAGGTCGTCCAACTTCTTGTTTACTCTAGATAGATTCTTCAGAAGTTGTTTTCTTTCTTGATTTATGCTATCGAGCCACTTATGGGTGTTCTTAAGGGTTCTCATTAGTCCTTCTCCTATTCTGGTATACACTTGCCGTTTTTTTCTATATACCCCTTGTTGCAGTTAGGCGGGTATCCAGCCTTTTTGTCGGCATAAGATTCTGATGTTTTGTTTAGCACATGGGAAGACACAATCTCACCCCTAGTTCTTTTTTTGAACACTAGAATCCTTCCATTTTTTTTATACATACCTCTTCTGGTGTAGTAAAAAAGTTCTCCAGTTTTAGGATCTGCATACTCGTAAGCGGCCTTCGACTTGTTCTCTCTCTGAGGGGAGGGCATCTATAATCTCCTGTTTCAATAGGATGTCGGTTATCTCTTCTTTCCTATTATTACCTGATTCATTTTTTCTGGCTCCGGGCAAATTTTTATTTCTTGTGGCATGGGATCATCAAATACTATCAGCTTAAATTTTTCATCTAGTCTGCTCAAGAAAGCTTCTTTTCTTTTTTTATCCCACAGGTTGGAGAATATGTAAATATTTTCGGAGTGTTGTATGTATTTTTCATAGAAACTATCAATTCCCGCGTCGTCCATTTCAGTAATGCAGTACTCACTGATCAGCAAATCAAACTTAGGATGATTAAAGTTAATTTGGAAGTCCCTATTATTTTTTCTCCTGTTTTCTATAATTGACACCGGCCATTTTTCGGTGTCAAATTTACCTCTAAAATCCCCTGCGGTTTTCCCCCGTTCTTCGTATTTCAAATTAACTTCTTGATGGCTTCTCTCTATGACTAAGTTATCGACATCAAGTTTTGCTAGACATTTTAACGCGAGCAAAGTCGCGTTAGGTAGGTCCACAAGCCTGTAGGATTTTAAATCGTAATAGGAAGACAAAACATAACAAAGACCTCCGAACCCTACGCCTACTTCTACAATATCTTTTCCGTTAAGATCTCCGAGGTGTTCCTGTATAGTAAGCAGAGAATTAATGTACCTTAGTGTGCTTGAGGCAATTAAACCATATTCCTTTGAGTCGTATAGTGCGGGATCACCTATTGTGTCATTTTTTTTAAAGGTCTCGATCTTACTGTCTACTGGATCGTTGTTTTTTATTCTCTCTATGAACCATTTGGCGCCATCTTCATCGCTTTGACCCCCTACTATTGCAGAATAGTAACGGTTTTGTTTAAACTCCTTAAAGACATCGTCGTATATCAAAGCATCATCGACTACCGACATGTAACTCATAGCATTTACGTCTTGGACATTCCACATATAATTTCTTTCGTAGTGTTGCCCCAAGAAAATTTTTCCGCAGTCTTAATTCCGGCGTGGTTAATTTCCAAGTTTTGTTTTTGTTTGAGGTTATGGATCTTTTGCATGTAAGAGACTGTTTGATTTATTTGGTTCTCTTTTACCGAAGCCCAATTACCGTCTCCAAAAAACCACTTGTTATCGCGCGCCTCTTCTAATTCTTTAATGCTGACTAAGTGACAGTTGGTATTGTTGCAAAATTCAGTATGTGCAGAATAGTCGGTAGCAATAACGTGTTTACCACAACTCATCATCTCTAATAGTTCTAAATTCCAACCTTCTGCTCTGGATGGGAACACTCCGCAATCGGTTTGCTTCATGATATTATACACCTCTTTTTGACTCTGTTGGCGTGGAATAAGTCTTATCTTATCACCCAATCCAGACCTCTTATAAGAATCTATCCAGACCTGATTTTCTTCTGGAGAACAAAAAGGATTTTCACACATCATCCATAATTCTACATCATCCTCTAGAGAGAAGGCTTTGGCAAAAATTTCAGGCAAGATATCATGACCTTTTCTTTTTTCCCACTTTCCGCAATTAAAGAAGATCGTACTCTTTCTGGAAAATACTGATCTTTGAAAGATGTTTATATCTACTCCCAAAGGAACAACGTGGGTTTGGACTTTGATTCCGTTTTTTTTGATTACGTTTTTAGCCCATTCGCTACAAACAAAGATTTTATCAAGGCTTGATAGGTGATGTACTTCCTGCTCGGTGAACTTGTCAAGCTCGAATATAGGGAAACCTATCCTGTCGCCCTTTCCTATAAACTGACTCATATCAAATTGATGCCATATCCTAACACACGGAGCGTCAAAGTTTGGCATCTTGGCATTTTCGGAGCATTCTTTTATTACGGAATGGTAATCAGGAGAGGCTTCCGCCTGTCCTATCACGGAAAGAGCTACTCTATAACCAGCCTTATGCAGGCCGTTAACGATATTTAACCCTGCTATACCATAACCCAATTGGTTGATAGGTGTGATAATATTAATATCATCCATTGAGTTGTTCTGCCGCTGTAGAAATCTGATCTTTCCAGTATGAAAATTTCGCTTTTTCCATGTGCTGATCATTCATTTTAGCGGAAACAGACTCATACTGAGCCTTAAGATTTTCTATATTCAATTCATCAATGTCGTTAATGATTAACATGGGAAGGTCTTTCAGGTGTTGCATGGTCGGACTGTTCAACACGACTGGTATTGTGCCTACATAAATACATTCTAAAATTCTATAGCAGTCTACACCGTTGCCCGGAGGACACATCGCGTAAGTGTGACGAGATAAATTGTCAAGATATTCTTTAAATTCCATAGGTTCTTCGACGTATGTCACCCAATCAAAGTTGTTTTGAGCGAAGAATGATTTTAAATACTTTCGCTCAAGGGTGTAGTTCTGCCAATTGATGTACATCCAGTTTGTTTTATCTTCGTGTGCGTACTTCTTCGTGTTTAGTATATCATCTGTTGCGTCTTTTCCAACGCCTAATGGGATTCCACGTATTCTATTTTGTGCAGCCATAGAATTAGTAAGAAACCATCCTTTAATATTTAAGGGAATGGCGGGAACAGTGGCCATTGTATGTGAATAACACTTAATGGAGTATGTATCCTCAAACGTACACTTTTCAGCATCACACCTTGGAGGTATCACCAGAGGATTGTACCCTAGTTCTGGTATCATATGTTCAATGAACGGAATCCATTTCAACATATCTAGACCAACACTGTGTTGTTGTTGATACGCAAGTCCATAATCACTAAACCCGCTTACAACAATGTATTTATTTATTGTCGATTCGCACTTTTTGAAAAAGTCTTGGATGTGTTCTATATTACAATAAACAATTCCTGACTCTGGTATTGAATCGTCTTTATGATCGTGTTCGTAGTTACAATCCCCTAGGTCAAACCACGACTTTACGTTAATAATATCTTCTTTTAAAAATTCATACATGGGTTTTCACTCGGCCATAAGGGGTTCGTAATAATCGGGTTAGGTGAGCAGGAACAATAAAAAAAGAAGCAGAAAAAAATTGCAGCCTTTATCTGAAGTATTGCCTTATAAAAGCCCACTCCGCAGTATTGTATACGTTTTTTACACACGTTCCTAAAAACGGATGTGCTTTTTTAGCTTCCATATACAGCATATGGATATGAGGTTGGATAGACTCCGGTGGCCCATTCAGCCCCTTGCTTTTTACATAGCTGCAAATTATACTGGTAGCCATATTGGGGAATTCTTCCATCTATCTATTATCCCATGCAAAAAAACAAATAGATATCCATAGAAGCAACTCCGTTTCGTATGCTGGCTGGAAGCCATTTAATGCCCCAACGACAACTGCTCCAAAGCAAGTGACATGGCCACATATTCTAAAATTACACACTGAAACTCTCCCCACAACCACAGCTTTTTGTAGCATTTGGGTTGTTAAAAGCAAAACCGCGTTTAGACAAGTCCTCTATCCAGTCGATAGTAGTACCATCAATGAATAACTCGGCTTTCTTTTCAACTATCATAGTCAACCCACCTTGCTCATACTTGTTGTAAGTTTTGTCTGAATACTCTGTTTCTTCTACGAAGCCCAACTTGTATTCAAAACCAGAGCATCCCCCACCAGCAACACCAACTCGTAGCAATGTATTGATTGCTTCAGGCAAATCTTCCATCACTCGTTTGACTTCTTTGATTGCTTTGTCAGTTAATGTTATCATAGAATCACCTTAGCTCCACTTTCTACGAAATACCTTGGGCGACCAGCGAAGTCGATCTTCTGCAATTGAGGGTCGATTCCAAAGTGAGAGAACAGGGTTGCAGTAACGTCCTTGGGGCCAAACGGGTCACTCTTGGGGGTTTCTGCCTTATCGGTAGATTCTCCGATCACCCTACCCATTTCAAAATCTCCACCGCTAAACATCAGCGGGCTAAGTTGCGCCCAGTGATCTCTACCAGCATTCTTATTGACACGGTAGGTACGACCAAATTCACCAGTGACTACAAGCAGGACATTCTTGCTCATGCCTCTATCATACAAGTCATCAATAAAGGTAGACAGAGCATGGTCAAGAGGAGGCATTCTGCCATCAAGAGACTTGGCGATGTTGCTATGCATATCCCAGCCTCCATACTGGATGGTCACGAACCTAGTGCCATTTTCAACTAACCTACGGGCTAGAAGCATTTGCTCTCCCAGTCCCGTGCCATACTTTTTACGGTTGTCCTCTGGTTCCTTCTTAAGATCAAAGGCTTCACTAGCCTTTCCTAGAATAAGACCAAAAGATTGCTTACGCAAGTCAGGCCAGATTTCAAGAGCGTTTTCAATCTTGAGCTTATCCAACCCACCAACCAAATCACGACGTTGAAGAAAACGGTTGTTCTCCACTCTTGACTTAAGGTTTTCCACGCCTTCGCCGCTCGCTCCATAAGGCTTGTACTGACCACCTAGCCAAGCTGGACCGTCAAAAGAAATACCATTGACCTTGACGTAGGAAGGCATTCCGGTTGTAGGATGATTAGCTCCATACACCGATGACATGATAGAACCGTATGAAGGTTCTTCCTGCATTGACTGTGGGGTATTGTCAGTCGAGTTATGCCCAGTCATTACCCAGTGAGTACCAGTTCTATGACTAGAGTTGCTATGAGCAAACGATCTAACTACAGAAATCTTATCACTCCTAGTAGCCAACTTAAGGAAGTTGCCACCAAGGAGAAAGTCTCCGTTAGTCATAACCGAACCAGTAGTGGATCTTACCTCCACTGGAGCCATTGGCTTAGGGTCGAATGTCTCAACGTGAGTCGCGCCACCGCCCAGCCATAGCCAAACTACTGACTTCTCGTTGGATGGTAGGTTTGCTGCATTAGCATCTGACAACCCTAGAGAGGAAAGGCCAGAGCTAATACCCCCTACTTTCATGAAGTCTCGCCGGTTGAATTGAATATCAAGCATCAGGTGTCTCCTTCTCGTACCACATTAAACGACTTGTTTTATAACGATTGGGGTCCGCTAACCCACTGTCGAGTCTATTTTCATCCGTTATATAGTAACCATGCTCATCTTGCATCACAACTTTATTTTCCTTGTTTAGTTCTCCTGTCTTCTCCATGTCTACCATGGATTGGTGACTGCCATACCTTGTGGGATATTTATAACGCTCTGGCTGTTTGATAACCCTTTTTTGTTTAATTGATCGCGCCATCAGCTACTCCATATACTTTGTTAAAGTCGAAAAATC